GCTCCGCGATCCATGCCTCCCCCGTTAAAACGCCTCGACCAGAGACAATGAAAAGTTGTAGAGCACCGGCGGCTGGACACCCATTTCGATGGTGTCGGATGCCAGAGCCAGCGTGAAAGGAACGTTGCGTACCGTCAGTGCTGCCCCGTCGGTCGGGACAGTCATCAGCGCGGGCTCAATGTTCAAGGTAGCGTTTCCACTGGCGTCCGAATTGGCATCGCTGGTGACCATGTAGACCTTGGTCTGCCCCGTGATGCCGATGAAATCGCCGGCTTTGAGGATGCCGTTGACGCTTGCACTCCAGCCCTTGGTGACCAAGGTCCTGCCCGACTGGCTTGCACCGTTGACCAAAGGGGTGCCGCTGGCCACGCCTTGCGGCGCCTTGTGGCCTGGCAGCACCATGGAAAAACTGTCCCACTGACCTCGCTGCGCGATCACAAAGGCCTGAATCGGTGCAAATTGAGCGCGAGTCAGACCTTCCCAATCGGCGGTGACAACCCAGCGCTGCGCACCTGTTGTGCGGGTACTGCGGCGCAGGCTGTGCGACACGGACACTCGGGTCGGGGCCAGAGACTGGATCTTGATGGCACTGGGAGACGGCGTCGGGGGAAATGAACCACTCATGGCGACTTACCCCGTGATCCCGTACCGGCCGCGCATGTTCAGCGCCTGGTTCACGATGCCTATCACGACTGCTTTGTTCTGCACCATGGCCGTCTGAAAGCTGCGTGAATCCATTGCATTGACCGAGAAATTGATGTTGATCGGTCCCTGGGCGCCAGCCGAAGATCCAGACTGAACACCAGGACCGGTACCGTTGGGCAGGATGGTTCCTGCCCCATTTGGCACAAACCATTCCGGCCCTTGCTCACCCACCACATAAGGCTGACCGGACGTGACCGGCCCACCGCTGGCGCGAAACAGGTTCGAGAAGAAGCTGCCGGCGCTGGAGAACAGCCCCGAAAACGACAAGCCACTCGTGGCCTGGGCCAGGGGCTTCATCACGCTGTTTTGGATCTGGATCCGGATCAGGTCTGCGATGATGGAGTCGGCCAGACTTTTGAAGTCGAGTTTGCCGGTGCGCACAAAGGTCACCAGGGAGTCTTCCATGCTTTTGAAGGCATTCGTGAACAACCTCTCCGACTGGGCTGCCGCGTTAGTGACGTTGTCGATGTAGTTGTTGATCGCCTTGGTCACGCCGGTTTCCCAGGCGTGTTCAGCGTCCCAGCGGGCATTGATCGCCTGCACCATCCGGGCGCTGGCCTGAACAGCTGCGTCACGCAAGGCCTGCTGGGCCTCTGCCGAGAGCTTGGCGCCGTTCTTCTCGGCATCCCAGATCTGCTGCTCCACTGCCACGAAGTTCTTGCGCGTGGCCGTGGCGATTTCCTGCTCCCGGGCGTTCATGCCGATCAGGGAGTTCTGGAACTCGTACTGTTTGTTCGCTTCTTCCAAGCTGCGGGTGAATGCGTCCACGCGCTTGGACTCATCGGTCTTCTGAATGCTGGTGACGATCGCGGTCACCTTGCTCATCTCACCCAGGCGACCTTCCTTCTCGGCCAACAGGCGACCTTTTTCGATCATGGCCTCGTACTTGCCCATCTTGTCCCGAACTGCCTCGACGTTGAGCGAGTCCAGATACTTGTCGAAAGGGCTGGTTTTGCCGCCCGACTGGTCGGGTATGGCAAAGGACTGCTTGGCCGTCTCCGTGAGCTTTTTAAGACCGGCATCGCGCGCCGCGAATTGCTCTTCGAGCTTGGTCAGGAACAGCGGCGCATTCCAGATACGAGCCATGTCCTCATTGAAGCCTTCTGCATGGGCAGTCAGGTCAGAGGTCAGCTTGGAAAATCGCCGCTTGACCGGATCCAAGCTTCGTTCGCTGAGGATTTCCCCCAGGATGCCATCCATGAACTCGCCCACTGAAACGATGTCAGCCGCGACCGCAGCGAAGGCATTGCCCACAATGCGCACGACCCGTACCACCGCATCGAATACATCAATGAGTGCCGCCACCGCGCGCATTCCATTTCGCGCCCAGGTCTCGATCACGTTGTCTTGCTGCAGCTGCTTGGCGGTCTGGTTCAGACGGTCGGTCACGCTACCGGCAGCCACCAGCGCATCCGTGAAATCTCGCATCGCTGGCAGGACACCGGCCGCGATTGTGGCGTACAAAGACTTCTTGCGCCCTTCGAGCTTGATCAGGTTCTTCTCGTAAGCGTCTGCCTCGGCTGCCATCTGCGCTGTCACCTTGGCATTGAGTTCCCCAATCTCGGCCAGATCCTGCAGGAACGGCATGAGTTCGGCACCGCGCTTGCCCAGCAGCATCTGCGCCGTGGCCACAGCCTGGGTACCGCTTTCCATGACGTTGAGCTTCTTGGCCAGATCCAGCATCACCTCGCCCGAATCGCGCAGCCGGCCCGACGCATCGGTGGTGGACACGCCCAATGTCTTGAAAAGGTCTGCCTGCTTTTGGCTGCCACCGGCCGCTTCGAACATGGCCTTGGAGAGTTTTTGCAATCCACCGCCTACCTCTTCCAGGCTGGTTCCGGAGAGCTTGGCTGCGGATTTCAGGCCGGAGAGCGCCTCGACCGATGCGCCAGTTTTCTTGGCCATGTGGTCCAGTTCGGCAGCCGATTCGATGGCGCCCTTGATGCCACTGGCAAAAGCATCGAAGGTGTAGGCGGCAGCCAGGCCTGCCACCGCGCCTTTGACCGCTTTCATGGCGGTTTCGGACACGTTAGTGATGGTGTCCATGGCGTGGCGCGCCACTTGTTCCGCCTTGGTCAGGTCAGACTCGAAGCGCGCAATGTTGGCCTCGAGACTGACCACGAGGCTGGCGAGATTGGCCATGGGGCTATTCCTTGCGGGCAGACCGGCCCAGCAGTGCCGAAATCAACTGGCTCTGCTGTTCAGGGTCTGGGGCGGGTGAATCACCCGCATCGGTACGGGTCTGGAACCCGCGCAGTGCGGGAAAGAAGTCATCTGGCGACCAGGTTTGAGCGTCATCGCGCCGATGGATGTTGGCCATCAGCGCGCAGACCTGGCCGAAGGCAAAGTCAGATCGCACGTCCGGCAGTCCTTCCAGGCTCACGAACGCGATCCACTCGGCCAGTTGCCGGCTGCTCAGGTGCTCAAGGAGGTGATCGGGGTGGGCGAATCCGAGAGCGAGGGCGAGGCGGAAATAGAGTCGGCGCTCGGGGCGCCGCTGGAGTTTTTTGTGAGTTCCTCGACGTCAGCACCCGACAAGCCATTGAGCTTTTGCGCGACGCTGAACACCCGATCGAGTGCTGCGCCGGACTTGGCGCCCAGCAGGTCCACATCATCTTGAGTGAAGACCTTCTGACCGGAATCGTCCACCACGGTGAGCGCCACCAGACGCGCTCGCATGTTGGTCAGATCCACCTTGCGGTCCTTGCCGTCGCCGCGCATCAAGCTGGCTTCGAAGGCATCACGCTCGCGGCCGGAGAAGGCGCACACGCGCACGGTTCCACCCCATTCGGGGACATCGACGTCTTCGGTCTTGAGATCGTCTGCAGCCAGGATGGCGGATTTGGTCAGCAATGTCATGTTCATGTACTCCTGTCAGTTGAAATTTGTTCAGGCCCAGGTCACGGCGCCCGAGATACGCAGGTCGGCAGAGCGGCGAATCGCCTGATCAACCGCGCCCTGGCTGCTGAATTTCTTCACATACCCAGCAAACGTGGCGCTGTTGCCGTTGGGCAGCAGCAACTTGAAGTTCTTGATCAGCCCAGTGACCTGAGCGGTCATCAGGGCAATCTGCCCGGCATCGCTGTTGTCCTGATCAACTTCGACGCCGAAGTGCCCGGGGTCCACCAAGCCCAGGATGAATTCCTTGGCAGTGGAGTCGAAGTTGGTACGATCGATTTCCGAAGCCGCGCCGTCGAAACCGTTGTAGCTGCGCACATTGCCGACCTTGGTCCACTGCACTGGGGTTGCAGTGCCACCGCTGGTGTAGGCGGTGAAGCCCGTCGCATCCACGTTGGCCAGCGTGACGATCTTGGTCGTCGGTTCGATGTACTGGATCACATAGCTGTTGCCGTTGAGTTGCGTGGTGCCGACGATGCCGGCGACAGTGATCACGTCGCCCTTGTTCAGGCCGGTGACGGCCGAGAGCGTTATTCGGCAAGGGTTGGTGAGTGAGACGGCCGTGATGGTCAGGGCCGAACCGGTGGTGGTGCCGATGCTGAAGGTGGTGCCTTGAGCGGAAATGGCGGTGCTGGGCATGGGATATCTCCTGTCAAAAAATGGGGATCAGTAATGCCAAACTGAAAAGTCGAGAATCACCCGGTGCAACAAGGCATCAGGTTCGTACTGGTCCTGCTCCAGGAGGAGCAGGCTGGTGAGGCTTGAGGCCTTGATGGCTGCCTTGACCACTTCGGCCAGGGCAATCACGGCCGCATAGGTCGTGTCCAGGCAGTCGATCTGGAAACGGGTGTTTTCCACCGGGACCCCATCGGCCAGGGTGTTTTCCGGGGTGCTGGCTACCCGGGAATAGACGACATAGGGTTTGGGGACGTTGTTGGGTGCGACATTCGGAAACACCCGACCACCGGCCACTCCCGAGAGGGCCGAGAACAATTGCTCTTGGATCATTTCTTGAGGTCCTGCGCAGCGGCTTCAACGCGTTCGGCCAGCTTGTCCTTGATCGCATCAACCGCTTCGACCTTCTTGCCCTCGAAGGCGGGACGCATGAAGGGTTGCGGCGACATCTTCACGGTGCCAAATTCCACGAAGTGCGCGTAGTACGCGTCCTGGGAAAGGTTTCCCTTCTTGCCCTGGTTGCGGTACTTCTTGCCGTGGCGGACCGCGACGAAGAAGACCTGCTTTTGAGCATCAGACTGCTCTGGGATCTGCTTCATGATGATCGAGCGCTTGAGCGTGCCAGGCGGCTGCTGATTCGGTCCAAGCTGCCGGGTAGCAACGGGAGCCTTCAGTCGCGCCTCATCACGGATGACCTTGGCGCCGGCATACACCGACGCCCTCAAACCATTGCGCGCCAGTCGCTTAGGCAATTCCCTGAGCGCTTTGGCCAGTTCTTCCAGCCCTTCGACACGGACGTCTTCGGTTTTAGCCATCGTCCATGCCCTCGGAAGCCAGCAAGGTGAGGACGGTGTTGCGTTCGTCCTCGTTCATGCTCGCGTGGATGTTGAAAATCCGTCCCTTGTAGATCGCTCGGTAACCGGCCACGGCCTTGGGATCGGCAAAGAGAGCCTGGTAACGCACTGTGATCTGGTGCGATACCTCACTGGCCATGCGCTGGGCACTTTCCAATTCGCGCCCTGTCAGAGGCTGGATCTCTGCCCAGACCGTAGCGATATCCGTCCAGACGAGGCCAGGACCGCCATAGCTGTCCTGCGTGGTCGAGCGGCTCTGAATCTTCAAGCGTCGGGTCAGTTGTCCTGCACGCAACGCCGTCATTTCCAAATCCTCATACCAGGGCAACCTTGAACGGGTCGAGCAATCCGTCGATGAAGGGCAAGGGCTCGATCTTTCCTCGGCTGAGAAGCGCCACTTCCTCGCGGTGGGCGTACAGACTGCCCACCCGCAACTTGATCCAGCTTTTGATGCCTTCGGGCACTGCAGCAGCTGCGCCGTAGCCGGTGTCGAAGGTGACGCTGACTGCGCCGATTTGTGGCAGCGTGATCGGCCAGATCTTCCCGAACACCGGGGTGACGCGAGCCGGCTCGCAAGCCAGATCCAACGCATAGTCAGTAGCCGGCATGACCTGCAAGGTGCTTGCCATGTCCAGGTACTGGATGCTCACTACAGACTGAACCGGGCACTTGGTGATCAGGATGGCGTGACCGGGCAGCGTGAAAGGGCTGCCTGCAGGCACCCCCATCAGGCTGGGGCCGGGAAAGCTGTCGAGCACCAACTTCCAGCGCGCCGTCACGATCTGACGGCCGGTGATCGTCTCCGCTGCCTGCCTCGCCGCCGTGATGAGCGCCGAGATCAGCGCATCGTCATCTGTGAAATCCACCCGCAGATGGAGCTTGGCGTCAGCGAGGGACACCGGCTCCTCTGCAGGCGGGCTGACAAGTTGCAGCGGCATGGCGATCAGGCCTTGTCAGCGCCGGTGGCCACTGAATTGGGTGCCGTGACAGCTGGAGAGGTAGTCTGGGGAGCAGCAGGGCCCGCCTCGGGGGTATCGACTTCTTCAGCGAAGCCAGCAGCAACTTGACCAGCAGTTTCTTCGTCGAGCGGGTAGATGCCGCCGTTGGCGTACTTCACGAAGCTGTTGCCAGCGCTGTCGACCGAGAAGAAATCAGCTAGGAATCGAATTGATTTCATGACGGCTCCCCTCAGACGATTTGCGCCACGGCTGCCTGGTTAAAGGCGTCCGCTGTGGCATAGCGTGGATTGACACCGAGCAGCTGTGCGCCGGCCAGGCTTGCAGCCACACCCACGGTGATCGACAGGCGCACGAAGCCAAAACCGTTGACTGTGTCGAGTTCCTCGG